ATTCGATTCAAGTCTCTGAAAGAACAGTATGATTATGCTGTGTCCAGGACAACCTTGCCCGGTCTTCCGGGATGGCACTCGATGAGAGGAATGAACAGGTTGCTATGTGGAAAGCCGGATCATAATGGATACGGAAGAAAGAGTCAGGGTACAGGGCTCGGTGCAGATGGTGGAACTCATTTTATGGAGTTCACCTACAACAACAAGAAGGGTTGGTGGAATGTACATATGCATTCTCTGTTTTATGCAGCCATGCCGTTGGATCGACTAAAGTCATCCTCACGACACGTAGTCGACGGCGACCAGCTGCTTATGAAAAAAGAAAACAAAGGGAGGACGAACGTTGCCCTGGCACGGTTGGGTTATGGCCCACGTTACACTTTGGATTATGCGGAAACGCACGAGTTGGATCAGATGATTCAATACTCGTCAAAGGTGGCTTATGTTACAAAACCGTTTAAGGCACCAAAGTCGAAATTCGGTGAAATTGAAGAGTTTATGTACACTAATCCTCGATTAAGTCGGCCTTTTGGTCGGAATCAATATAAGATTGATTCATTACCGGATGGTTATGGCGAAGAGAAAATACTCGAAGCGCTCTAAGATAGAACCTGCTGTTACTAATATTACAGTCAGTCTTGACACCGGACGAAATTACATTGATTTGTCACAGGTTGCATCCCTGGTTAATCGTCGTTTTTATCGACAAGGGATTAATTGGGCAGTAGCTGGATTTAAAGTCTACAAACCAACACCAACTGAAGCTGGTGCTTCAGGTATCGTGATTTCAAAACTTCCAAACACTTGGATTTTGGCAAATGCCTGGACTAAATCTTTCAAGGCCTGGTCTCGTATGAATTCACAAGCTCTTGCTGAAACAGAATCTGTTCGACCAAAATTTTTGGATTTCAAAATTTACATGACAGAAGAACATCACACTGCTGGTTTTGGTGCAAATCCACTGCCTCAAACCGCTGATGGTGCCATTGCCAATCCAGGTGAATGGGTTGCCTCAAAATTTGTTATTCCTGATAACACAGCGGCTGGCGGTGTTGCTTACGATCGCGAAATCATTGCGATCGGTGCCAATTACCCTGGTGCCGGCTTTTCTGGTATCAATGCTATTGGATTGATTGAAGGTTACGCTGCATCTCGTGGTTTGCCAAATGTTTTGGACCCAAACACCCCGACTGATGCTTCGGATGCTGATGGCACAATTCCACAAAATTGGATGACTGCATTGTTTAATGATGGTACAGAACAAGACGCTGATGTTTTGGATGATATGATTACTGAAAATAACGTTGCACCTTATCCATTTGAGAATGGTCCTATTCAAGGTGCTGTTGCCCCTGCTCCACTTGAGTACACCGATACTCAATACCCTGGTGGAGCAAATCAACTTAACGGATTAGAGTTGGTTGATACAGCTTATTTCAACGCTGGTACAAATGCAAATACCCTACGTCTGAAGGGTGACAATTTCCCATGTGGTTTGATCGAAGTCATTGCTTCAGAACCATGTGGTATGATTATTGATTTAATTCCCGGTCAACACCGTGGTTACATGTGTGAACCAATGCTGGAGATGTGATATTATGGATCCAACAGCTACAACTCAAACAGTCAAGACTGCGCTCACTGCATCCAGTGTCATCAGTCATTTGAAAAATAACAGGATTGAGTATCTTCTGCTCACCCTTCTGGCACATTTCCTCGGTGTCAGTGACCGCGTCTTGGCCAACCTCAACGGAGTGTGTCTTTGATGGCCAAATACAACTATGGGAAAACTTTCACCCGTAACGGTAAACTCATGCGTTACCGCTACACGAACAAGCGCAAGTCTTCAAAGAAACTTGTTCGAGCGCCGCTAAAGCGTAAGCGTACTTACAGGAAGCGATATTGATGCGCATCTGCGCCTGTGGATCGGACGATATTGAAGTCCGGTTTGTAGACGTACACCAGGTGTATCATTGTCTATGCAATAAATGTCTAGAGGAGTGGGTTGAATGACAAAATCATATTTTGAGATTGGTGGCCATATTGTTGAACTTGAACATGGCACTTCCACTCCATCTTCATCACCATCGCCGTCTTTGTTCCGGGGGGCCCCGACTGTTCTTGCCGAGGGTGCGACCCCTCGGAATAAACAAGAAGCGGGGGGCCGGAAAGGCGACCATGGTTCCTCTCGAACCCCCCCTCCCCAGTTACCCTACACGCCATATTCTTATGGCAGTCCTCTGGTGTGGCTTGGTGCTCAGGTATTCTACGGTATTGTAGATCCTGGTGGCATCTACACAGGCGATCCACGGGAACCCGTGGCTGAAGCATATTGATGAAAACTTTCATCTTACTTGTTTGTATACCGAACTTGCTAAAAGTTATTTTTTGCTGGACAGTTCATGGCAGCGGGAAATATGGCGATTTTGTCTGAGGTATCGAAGAAACAACAATCTACTTTTAGTTCGGGCAGTGCGACAGGTTTAGCGATCTGTAAAGGAGCGTGGCTCGGAAGGCCTGACGAGGCCTGGAAGCACAAATGCGCCCGTTGGCTCGCGTGCCCTACCTGCGAACGCAAGAGGGCTGGAAAGCGAGCCCACGAGATGAAGGAACGGCTCAAAGTTGCCCGGCATTACCTGGGCAACGATATGACAGTAGGAGTATTGACCGTTACGCTACCTGGACAGAAACATGAATCGGGTATTCGATTCAAGTCTCTGAAAGAACAGTATGATTATGCTGTGTCCAGGACAACCTTGCCCGGTCTTCCGGGATGGCA